TGGGTGCGGTAAGTCCACACTTAGCGCGATGTATATCCTCTGGCGCTTGGCGCGTGACCCAGAGGAGAAAGTCCTAATCATCTCGGCCAGCCTTTCCAGGGCTGAGGCCATGAGCGCTTGGTTGCTGAAGACCCTTGGCGACGTGCCATGGCTCCGGCACATGCTCCCCGATAGCCACGATGGTCGCTACAGCCGCATCGCGTTTGACGTTGGCACCTGCAAGTACATCGAACAGTCGCCTTCAGTTCGAGCGGCAGGGGTGACGGGCCAGGTGACCGGCTCCCGTGCATCACTAATCCTGGTTGATGACTGCGAAACCACCGCGACGGCGTTGACGCAGATGCAGCGGGAGAAGCTGCGCAACGTCCTGAACGAAATGGAGGTGATCCTCAAACCCGGTCCTGAGTCCGAGATCGTCTATCTGGGTACGCCACACAGCGCGACTGACTCCATCTACTTCGCTCTGCATCGCGATCTCAACTACGACATGCGCATGTGGCCCAGTCGCGTGCCGACGGACCTGACGCCATACAAAGGCTGCCTCGCTCCGTTGATTGAGAAGCGCATGGGCGCTGATGAAGGCAGGCCAACTGACACACGTTTCAGCGAAGACGAGTTGCTTCAGCGCGAGCTGTCGATGAGCAACATGCAGAACAAGCTGCAAATGATGCTCGACGCCACCCTGTCGGACATCGAGCGTTATCCGCTGCGCTGCGCAAACCTCATGGTCATCGACATCGACCGGTACTTGCCGGAGGTAATGGCCTACGAGAAGCACAAGAGCTTTGCTCTCGATGACCTTCCGTGCGCGGGCATGGCCCATGACCCGGTCTTCTATCGGCCCAGGGCACAGGAGGGATTGATTGGTGTCGATGAAGTGCCCACCGTCATGACCCTGGACCCATCAGGTGGTGGCGCTGACGAATTCGCTTGGTGTGTCTGTAAGGCCTGGGGCGGGAACTATTACATCTGCGAGATCGGCGGCAGGCTCGGGGGCGTGAACGAGGAGTTCTGGGGACAGCTCGCGGAGATCGCGAAGAAATGGGGAGTGAACGAGATCGCCGTTGAATCGAACTTCGGTGGCCTTGAGATCTACAAGCAGGTGTTGATGCCGTATCTCCGCAAGGCCGGAGCGGAATGTCGAGTTGAAGCCATCCGATCAAACCAGCGAAAGGAGCTGAGGATCATCGACACTCTGGCTCCGGTAATGCAAACGCACCGCGTTGCAATAGCTCGTCACGTCATTCAGGCCGACGCTGATCTGTTGAAGAACGCCAAGGACGATCGCGATGCTTCTTACTCATTCGTGCATCAGCTCACCCGGCTAACGCATGACCGCGGTTCGTTGATGCACGATGACCGAATCGACGCGGTCGCCATGGCGGTGCAGTGGTTCCAGGAGCAGGCTGCTCTGGACCAGAGGGCACGCGCCAGAGATCGCTCTAAGGAGCTACTGCTGGCGTCGATTGAGGATCAGGACGGTTGGGCGTTGATGAGCGTGCAGCGTCAGGCGATGGGACTGACCCTGGAGCAATGCCATCAGGCTGAGTCAAAGGACCACGGGAGCTGGATCTAAGTAATGCCGCTGCCGGGTTCTTGTCGGATGTACTTGTCTCGCATCAAGTCCTGCCCTGGCACGTAAGGGCCGGGAGTCATCTCTGGAGTTGTTGTGTCCAGGGTCTCAGCGCCAAAGGAAGGGCCTGGGGCTGGCTCTCGAATGGGTTGGTCTTCTTCTAGGTCAACAAAACGGAGCATGGTGTCAGTCGGGTGTCATGGTCATCAGCTTTTCAAGCTCAGCAGCACTAGGCAAACTGCTGACCATGTTGGCCATTGGCGCAGATGCTTCTAGCTGAGCAGTGATGTTGTTGTCTTTGAGAAATTTCAGGGCTAATTGCACACCTTCTCGACGCTGTCGAGGGTCTACATCTGTCAACATATCGCGAATTTCTTGGCTAACTAGGGCGTGAATTGATCCAAGAAAGTCTTCCGAAGCGCGTGGCATTGGGTACTCTTGGCATAGTTGATACCTTGATTATGCCGCGCAAGGGATGCAAGGGAAGTAAAGGCGGGAAAGGTAAGAAATGAGCAGCTCTTACGGGCGGCCTGGGATTGGTCGAGTAAATGTCACGCCCGGCTCTACTCGAACAAGCAAGCCGTCAGTCAGCTTGCCGAGCGGCAGCACTGTCACGCCTAATGCTCCGTACCGTGACAACCGCAGTGCGCAGACGGCATATAGCAACAAGATGCAAGACGCCAAGCTTGTTGGCGACTTCCTGAATTTTTTTACCGATACGGTCCAGCCGGAAATGGCCAAGGCCATTGATCGGTCGGCTCAAAAAGAAGCGCAGAAGGTTATTGACGCTTTCCCTTCCAGCGACATCACGTCGACCGGCTCAGAGGAATATCAAGACGCATATAACAGTATTAGTGACCGGGCAAAAACTTTTGTCACTCAAGCTCGCGCTGCTACGGCAGTGGCGGCTTATCCAGAGGCATTGGCAGGCGCTTATGCGGCAGAGCCAATCCTTAGTAGTCCTGGTGATTCGCCAGAGCAGGTCGAGCTACGGGCTCAGGCTCAGGCGAGAGCGCAGGCAAATGCCAGGGCTGCTGTCGGTTTAGACAAGCTTCCGACTTACCAGCTTGCTGTTAATTCAGACAGCCTTGCCAAGGCAGATGGCGTGGTCTCTGGCCAGGCCTACAAAATGCGGATGAACAAGCAGGCTCAGCTCAATGAGGTTGCTTTAATACAGGCCGGTGGTGTCGCGATTGCCAAAGGATTTAGGACTCTTCGTATTGCCAGCGCAGCCGACACCATGGGTGATCAGCCTGCAACAGTTGGAACTCGCAAAATTTTAGAGGCGACTGTTGCTGAGATCGGGCAAAACTTTGGCTCGATGCGTAAGGCTCAGATACTTGCTGGATCAATTCAGCAGGCCATCACAAAGACAAATGATCCTGAGGAACGCCTTGAGTTAATTCAAATGCTCAAGGAGCAGACCGTCGCTCCGCTGCTGGACGCTAACGGCACTGACATTCTTGATATTCCTCTGACTAACTCTGGAACCACTATCAGGATGGTGCTAGAGGCGCAAGAAGGTCCAGCTATTGCGGCAAGCGATAAAGCTGTCATGGGTCGTTTTCAGCTAAAGCTTTTCGAGTTGCAGACAGAAGGCAGGTTTTCGGAAATGCTTGATCACGCCACGTCGCATCTTGAACTGCTTGAAGATCCCGCAAATTATGGAGCTTTAATTAATGCATACAAGCAGTCGCAGAAAATAATTGAAACGCAAGAGATGACGCGAGCTGGCTTTCAAATGGAAGAAAAATATATGGATGGCGGCAGCACTAACGATGTAGCGAAGAAGTTGTTCAAGGAAATGATTACAGCTCCGCCGGGCACATACAAGGTCAAAGATATAGAGGAGATGGGCAGGAGGGCTTCACTGGGCGGGCCTCAGGGAAGTCCCCTGGAACCCGCAAGGGAGGAATACAACGAAATTGCCAGGATTCAGCCAAACGACACAGATGTCAGGTTTGCGGAGTTTTATGCATACGCGCAAGGTCCATCTGCGCCTGGTGGGCAGGTCCCACCTGCGACTGACGGAAGAAGTTATACGGCTACAGGTCAAGCTCAAAAAGCCATATTTGATCAGTTAGTTCGCGCTAAGTATTACGAGAAATGGCAGCAGCGAGATCCAACAAAGTGGGATCCTGAGCAAGCTCGTCGTGACGCAATGAAGGAGGTTGTTGGCGAGCAGAAAGAAAAAGCAGGCACTGGATCAGTTCAAGCTCAAACGCCAAAAGGTAGTTATCTTGCCTATGCAAATAGCAGCTTTGATATTCTGTCTCAAGTTGCGCAAAGGAACGGGAACCGACTCAGCGCAGATAGCATCCCTAAGGAAGCGTTAGCGCCGCAAGTCTACAAGGCATGGACAGAGCTGAATCCAGGCAAAAGCTTTGATAATTTGACCGGTCGGCAAAAGGAATCATTGCTAGCCAGAAGTATTCAGACGTTTGAAAAGTTCAATCCAACGACGGGCTTATATGAGAAATACACGGAGCAAGAGGCGTTAGATGCTGCAAGGAATATGCTTGAGGAAGCGGAGAAAAGAAGCACCCGAATGCCCGCTGGTCAGCAATCAAGAGTTCCAGCAGTGGTTCCGGAGACAGAGTCTGAACTCCAAGAGTTTCGTCGTAATGGTGGGAGCAGGGCTCGCGCTAGGCGTAATCCAGCAGACAATCCAACAAACGGAGCTTTGGAGCTTTTAGAGCGTGCTGGGGAGTGGCTTACTACGCCACAAGCGGATCCTTTCAACTTCAACAAGGTCTTCAATAACGGTGGTCTAGGACCGCAGGCGATGTCTTATGTCAACGGTTTCCTGAATATGGTCACGGGTGCTGCCCCGGCGACTGCACAGGAGTTGGCGTACAACACACCTGACTCTTTGCAGGCATTGCGTGAGTCCTGGTCAACAGGCCAGCGAGGCTTGAGTACGCCGCCACTGCCGCAAGTTCCGGCATCCACTCCTGTTCGCCCTGTGCCAACTGCTGTCTCAAATGATCAGCATGAGTTGTTTGTAATGGTTGGGGTCGCAGAAGGGACACGCACGGCTTCCGGTGGCTACACCCAGGCGTATTACGGCCACCGCGATCCAGGTGATGGCAATTGGAATCGCGGGACAGTCTCTGGTGGTCGTGGCTCCAACATGTCACCTGGGATGGTTGATCAGCGTTGGATGGGAGTCCTTACGGGTGTTCAGCAACGAATGCGGCCATATCTAATTGTCTATGGCTTGCAACCAGGGACGCAGGGATACAACCGCGTGATGTTCAACATGCTTGATTTGGAAGTGCAGTCACCGGCTGCGGCTCGTGATTTTGCTGGCAAGTTGCCACAGATGAAAGCAAGTGGCTGGACGATTGAAGCAATCGCTAAAGCGCGAGCCGATTCGTTCATCAACCCACAGACTGGTCGATTAGAGGCCAGTGGATTTGGCAACAGCTATCAAAGGCTTATTCAAGACCAGCGCTCTAGAGCTGGCGTTTATGACTATCGGAGGCGCATGTGATGGCTGACTTTAAGTACAACCCAGAAACAGACAAGCTTGAGTACGTCGGTACTGGTTACGACGGGGCTCCGGAGGCTGACGCTGATCCAAATGTTGCAGTTGCAACTCCTCCGGATCCGCTTGAGCGAACGTATTACGACCCTGTTCAGGGTCAGAACGAGGCACTAGCAGCACGGCAGCAAGCAAATGCCAACGCTGTCGTCGCTAATGCTGGTGATGATCGGCCTCTGTTTGCACAGGATGGCGGTCAGTTTCGTGGTGATCTTTGGAAAAGCTTTGTCAACCCGGTCTGGGCGTTGGCCACGGACTACGTCGACCTTGGCCATGGCCTGGTTGATGTTGCGCAGCAGACCGGGAATCTTATTCAAGGCAAGGGGTTTGATACCAGCAAAGTCTTTGATGACAGCGACAACCCGCTGACAAAGGGTCGAATCGACGCGTTCCGATCAGAAACACAAGCTGGTCAGTTCGTTAACACGACAGCTCGTGTGGGCGTGGCGTTGCTGACGCTGCCAAAGCTTGCATTAAAGGGATTGTTTATGCCGCTGAAATTGCTGGGCAAGGCTCCGGCAGTGGGCAAGCCTTTTGCAAAAGCTGGCAGTTTGCTGAACAAAGTAGACGACGCGATCAAGGCTCCTCGCGAGACGACCAAGGCCACCACCACGGCATTAAATGCGATCCAGAAAGGTGCGCCAGCCAGCAATGTAGCCAAGCTCGCCAACGCTGATGACTGGCTAAAGCTCACGTATAAGGACGTTGTGAATGCTGGTGTTGATGGCAATCGGTTTGCCACGGCCATGCGGTCAACAGAACGTGCGGCCAAGAGCCTGACGAAGGGCAAGGCATCACTGCGAACTGTTGGCGAAGCATTGGCATGGGATGCCTTTGTGGCGTTTAACGCTGCGGGTGAAGGCAACCCGATGCTTGATGAGACGTTTACAGACTTTTTGAATGAGGCAGGGCTCCCGACAATTCCGTTTCTCCAAACGTCGATTCGCGACACAGGCCTAGAAGCCAAGTTCAAACAGATGACGGATGGCCTGCTGCTTGGCGGGATCATCAGCAGCGTGATGGATGTTGGCCGGATCTATCGATTCAGCCGTGCTTTCCAAAAAGCTGATGACGTTGAGAAGAGGCTGATCGTTAAGGCACTGAATGAAGAAGGTGAGCGCCTTGGTGGTTCAGTGGCAAGGCTTAGCGAGCAAGTTGACGCTGTTGCGTTGCTGCCTAGTGCTGGTCGGACAACCGCCAACAACAACTATCAGCTTCTCGATATGGAGCTGGATCGTGTCGAGAATGTTCGTGCGAACAACCAGCTGACGGAAGAGACGCAGGCCAACATTCTCAAAGCAGAGCAAACCAGCCAAGCAGCGCAGGTTGCCAATCAAGCGACTGACATTGTCCCGTCACCCGGTGGGCAGCTGGCCCCAGAAGGCGGGCCGATTGAACCGGTCAGTGTTCAGGTCATGCGGCCACCGGAGCCGACGATTACACCGCAGACCATGCGGGCTGGGTTCAAGCAATACGTTGAAGCTCGTTTTGCAGAGCAAAGCCCTGAGTTCCTGCAAGAACTTGTTGACACCACGAAACGGTTGATGCCTCGCAACCGTGTCGATGCAATCGACATGTTGGAGAGATTCCCGCTCCGATACAACGGCCTGGGAATGATGGAAGCCTCAGATAGCGTCACCAACAACTACTTGGTCGAGAGGGGACTCAGTGAAGGTTGGGTGACGGTCAATCCTGAAATGATGGAGTTGACGTACAACCGCAAGCTGGCGTTTGACTTTGACCGTAATCAGTACGCGGTTAAGCAAGCCCGAGCATTAGATGAAGCGGCTGAGATTGATCGGTATAACGCCAAGATGCTTGAGGCAGGCTCTGACCCTGCGACTCAACCAGTTCAAGACGAGCTGGGCAGGATGGGTGCCCGTGATGCGTTCGATGAAAGTCCAACTGGTAAATCGACTCTTGGCGACGATGCTTCTGTTGACGATGCAATCCTTGACCAAGATCAAGCGTTGGTTGAGGCGCGTCGTCAGGAGCAGCTCGCTGCTGTTCAAGAGGCTGGTGCAAAGAATGCGGAACAGGCTCAGGTAGATGTTGATGCCATTGCGGCCTATGCCGACATTGGTTCAGATCGACAGGTTGTTGCTGAAATGCTCAACCTTGATCTTGATGCTTTGCCTAAGTATCAGATCGAAAAGATCGGCAATCGCCGGTATCAAGTCCTGGACGACATTGGTGAGTCAGTTGATGGCAACACCTACTCGACGCTGAAGGCTGCCCGTAAGGGAGCAGAGATTGCCGAGAAAGCGCAGTACAAAGGTTATGTAGCCAAGGCCAGGGCATTAGCGGATCGAGCAACAGATCAGCCGATTCGCAGCACGTTTGGCACGGAACTTCTGGATTCTCCATTGGTTCGTGGTTCTTTGAAATTGACGCAGCGTCAGTCAGAGATCCTTGGTGAGCTTGGTATTCCGATCGAGGGCACTGACCTTGATCTAAGCCAGGCCGATCTTGCTGGAATGTCCAAAAGCATCCAGCAGCTGATGGAGGAATCCACCGGCCCCCAACGTCGCGTGCTTGGGAACATCCTTAAGCGTGTTGACGAAAAGGTGACTGAACTTGCTCCAGCTGCTCGCCTTGCGGCAGAGGTTGACAAGACAGTTGCTCTGTCCCAGAAGTTCCTTAAAGACGGAGAGATCTGTTTCTGATGGCTACCCCAACCTGCGCACCATTTGTTGACGATCCGCTGTACGCCAACAGGGCTGGATCCACTGACGACGAGATGTTGGCGTCTGTTGTTGATGCCGCCAGGAAAGAAGCCCGCGGTGACTACAACAACACCGACAAGGAAAATGCCAAGCGGATGGCTGGCCACCTCAAAAACATGATGGGTATGCAGGTGCCCGCTGTTGAGTCGTACATCAACAGGGTGTTAGGTGCCATTCCTGGATCTGATGATCTTCAGTCGGCCAAGCGGATGCAGGTTATTGCTGCATCTGAAATTTATTGGGAGCGTCGTGGCGCTGGCATCAAGCAGATGGCGCAGAACTACTTGATGCAAAAGAAGGACGGTCAGCTAGCAGCTGCTCAAGCACTTGAGTTCTTGTATCAGCTGAAGAGCTTCAACAGCATGGCTCGACGTATCGCTGCTGAAAACCTTGATGCGGGTACTGCATTGCGGATGAAGAAGATCGCCAGGGGTGGCGTCGGTGACAACATGGAGTTCAGCTCAAAGCTGTCGACTGACGCCACTCGGACGCCTGAGATAGCTGCGGAGATGCGGGCCAACATCACAGCCGAAATGAATGGCTTTGATGAGATTGCGAAGCAGATCAACAGTGGTGATCTGGTTGGTGCGCTGCAAAAAGTTGAGAAGGTAGCAAAGCAGATTTCGATGGTTGATGACCCGCGTGATGTTGCGGGCATGGCCAGTCGTTGGAAGTCAAGTTGGAACAGCTGGGATGAGGTTTGGATTAACGGCCTGCTGAGTTCACCCAGCACGTTTGTGGTCAATACCGTTGGTGCTGCTTGGGTTGTGATGCGGCCACTGCTGCAAGGTGGTTTTGCCAAGGCCTTTGCTGCTTCAGGTATTGGCGGTGCTGAATGGACAAAGGCTGCAAATTCAGCAGCAGCTGAAGCTGGTGCTCAGCTCGCGGCAATGCAGGCATCGTTTCAGGATGCCGCGCTCTTGGGTTGGCAGGCAGCCAAGTCAGAGAAGTCGTTGCTGATGGGTACGCAACAACAGATCACTGCAAAGAACTGGCGATCAGAAGGCAGTGTGATTGGAAACAGGCTGCCCCCTAGTGAAGAGATTGATCGAGCGATTGACTTGCTTGGTCAGATCGTTCGCCTGCCATCTCGGGGGATGCTGGGCATGGATGAATTCGCCAAGGTGCTGGCTTTACGTGGTGAGGTTGCTGCCAATGGTGTGCGTCGTGCGGTCTTGGAGAACGTTGATCCGACTGATCAAAAAGCGCTCAAGCGCTATGTCGAAGCTGAAATGGAGATGGCGTTTGACGTAAACGCTGGTGAGATGTCTAGGCGCTATGCGTTTGACCCGTCTTCAGTGGATGACGTTGATGCCAAAGCGGTTCAGTATCAACTGGCAAATCAGGCATCAACAGGCCGTGATGTTGCGATGCGAGCGCGAGAGTCGGTGTTCCAGGAAGAGAGCAGGGCCGCACAAGGCCTCAACAAAATCGTCAACTCGCCCTTGCGCCCTTTGTTGAAGCCGTTCATTCCCTTCGTGACGACGCCAACGAACATCATCAAGCAGGGTATCGGCGACAGCTTTGGCATTAACCCTTTGATGAAAGGAGGGAAGATTGCCATTGAGCAGGGACTAAACCCTGTGAAGACGTTCAATGAGATTCAGACGCAGTTGCTGAATGATCCAGCGGAGACCTTCCGTATTGGTGGACAGATTGCATTCATGACGTTGATGGGTGGAACTGTCTACGGCATGGCGATGAACGGCACCATTACAGGTGGTGGGCCGGGGCAGTGGGCCACTGGACGTAATGCCAAGGCAGCGCAAGACGCTTGGTTGGCGGCAAAGAACGTGCCTTATTCAATTGATATTGGCAATGGGGTGAGGATTCCTATTGGCAAGCTTGGCGAGCCATTTGCAACGCCGCTGCGGATGATCGCTGACCTTGGCATGTATTCCGGCTTTATGGACCGGACGCAGCAAGACAAGAGCATGGCTCAAATCATTGGCCTGATGTCGGCTGGTTTGTTTGAAGCCAGCTTCCTGACCGGCGTAGATGATCTGATGAGAATTGTCAGGTCTGGTGCTGACGGGACTTTTGATTATGAGGCGGGTCGTGGAGTTCAAAACTATTTCGCGACTCAAATGCCATTTGGCAGCTTGCTGGCTTTTGCGGATCGTGCGACTAACCCATATCGCGCTGCCTATGAAGGGGCAACGCTTTCCGAAATGTTCAACTTCGCTGAGATTGAGATGGGGCGGGGGATCTTTGGAAAGTTGGTCAACAAGATTCCAGGTGTTGAGACACAGCCACAGCTGATCGATCAGGTAACAGGGCAGCCGGTGCCGATTGTTCCTGGGACTGGTCCAAATGGTTTGAACCCATTGATGCAGGCTATTCCGTTCTTCCCTCGTCAATCAGAAGCTGATGACGTGTGGGAGACGATCTTCGCCATCAAGGGGAGCTACTCGGAGAAGACTTTGAGTGGTGACCTGGAGCCTACGCCTGCTGAGCAACAGCGGTTCAACAGGGAGATGTCTCGGGTGACGATCAATGGGAGAACGTTGGCGCAAGCGATCCGTGAGTTCCGCCGTCGTCCTGACGTGATTGAGTTCTTAGCAAAGAGCGGCGTGACGTATAAGAACGCCGGCATCAAGAAAGAGTTCGACAGCTTGTTTACTCGTTATCGCAACAGGGCTCAAGACCTCATGATCGCCAACAGTCCAAACCTTATTAACAGGCGTGACGTTGCTGATGCAATGCAGTATGCGAACAGTGTTAACGACCTGGAGAAAGTTGACAGGCTGAAGGCACAGCTTGACGAACTTGTTCAACGTGCCCGTAAAGGCTACTAGCGATAGGATTTAATCAAACTCCTCCCTGGTTTCATGGCAACGCCAACCTATGAATACAGTGGGGTCTGTTACACCGCGACTGCCGATCAGACGACATTTGCGCTGACGACCTCAGGTGGCGACAGTATTGGCTACCTAAGGTCTGACCATATAGAAGTACGGACAAGTGATGACAGTGGTGACACTTGGACTGATCTTGTCTTTGACACTGACTGGACGTTTGCAGATCCAGCAACTTCTATTGTTCTGACCACTGGTGCTGCTGCTGACACCCTGGTTGATATTCGTCGGAACACTCCGATGGATGAAGACTGGATTGTTTTTCAGGTTGGCAGCTTGCTGACCGCTGGTCAGCTCAATGAATTTGAAACTTGGCAGCTTTATGTCGATCAGGAGCTGTCGGATCTAGTCGGCAACCTGACGGCCCCTGATATCGATCTGGATGACACCGACGATCTGCCAGAGGGGACGACCAACCTCTATTACACCGACGAACGGGTTGAGACTTACGTCAGCAGTCAGGGCTATATCAAGGATGACGGTGTTGTCACGAGGCTGCGGGCTGGCAGCAATGTGACCCTTTCGCCTACCAGTGGCGTTGGGGAGGTGACAATCTCTGCTACCGGCGGTGGTGGTGGTGGTGGTGACGGCATTCCAGAGGCTCCTGTCGACGGCCAGCTTTACGGCCGGAAGGATGCAGGCTGGACAGCTTTTGAAGATGGAGGTGTTACCCAGCTTGTAGCTGGTGACGGCGTTGTCCTGACTCCTGCTGATGGGACTGGTGTTGTCACGATTGCCGCTTCTGGTGGAGGAGGCAGTGGCTTGGTTGGTGAGCCAGGCAAAGGTGTTTTTGTTTCTGCCAACAACCAGATCAGCCTTGGCAATGACTGGTCTGGCCTCACGGCAATCACCACCTTCTCAGCAAACGATCCTTCTGCTTACAGCGACGAATACACAGCCGCCGCTGGTAAGGGCATTGCCATCAATGACAGCGATGAAATCAGCATTGGTGGCGACTGGAGCAACATTCCCGTTCTTTCTATCTGACCATGACTGATTACGTTCTGATCAACCGCGCAGGCAACACGCAGCGGATCAAGGCAACGGACATCCCGAAGATGGCCGACACGGATTTGCTTTTGATCAATCGTGGTGGCGAGGTTAAGACGATTACTGGTCAGGTTGTTAAAGAGGAGCTGAGTAGTCATTCAGGAGGCGGCAATGCGTTGTCACCAGCGCTTCCTCCATTCGCTGGCTTTTCGTCTATGGAGATGAATTTGACGGCTTCTGATGGTAAGTCAGAGTTTTCTCTAGACGGGATTGATTTTGATACGACGCTGAATGTCCCGAGTACCACTTTTTATTACGTCAGATATTCGAGCGACATCTATACGGCACTCCAAGGGTCGTTGTATGAGATGGCTATCGATGTTGAGCTGCCAGCTCTGGGCACGACGCAAACGCAGAACATAAACTTTGAAATCGACAAGATGCCTGATCCTTTCTCGTTTACGGCTGGGACTGGCTTAGAGGGAAATGCTGTCTATGAGACGCAGATCTTTTCACCTCTTGGCAGCATTAACGCGCCAACATCTATTTGGTGCGACGGCAATGCGCTTGACGCTGAGATCAACATTGCGGGAGAAGGCTGGATCACCTGCCCTGGGGTGCCCAACAACAAATTTGTTGAGCGCGGCCAGACACTGCAGTTGCGTCACAAAACAGGGAATGTGGCAGAAACTGCTTACGAAACGACGTTGTTTGTTGGGTATGGATTGGTTTCGGACGAGAGACAGGCGGCCACATTTACAAGCACAACTGTTCCGCAGTCTTATTACCCAGGCACGTTGACCGCAGACACTGGAGATGAGATAGCGACAGTGGGCACAACATTTACGTTGTCAGAAGCCAGGGGCATGGATATCAACCACACAGGAACCGACTGGCAGGTCGCTTCTGACGCAAGCTTCAACACGATTGTCGACGAGTCGCTTGACGACTCAACCAACCTAAACACCTGGCAGTCAACAGCAACGCTGACGGCTGACACGACGTATTACGCCCGCGCCAGGTATATCGATAGTGCAGGATTTCAGAGCGATTGGAATGACGTTGGGTCTGGCTTGCCTTGTGTCACGGGCTGGAGTTATTTCCGACTCATTGTTCGCATGAAGGGTGGAACTGGGGGTCGAGGATGGGGCGACGTAGATAAAAACGGCTCGACTGGCAGGCCCGGTGGTACTGGCCAATTATCGCTAATCACTACAAAGCCATACAAGGTGGTCGACTTGCTTGGCGAGATTGAACATCAACTAGGCACAGACGGCACGCCTGGCGGTGCTGGTGCAGTTGGTTATCAAGCCAATGGTGGTGCTGGTCAAGGCTCCTCTGGCAGTGCTGGTGGTGCTGGTGGTGCTGGTGGTGGAGCTTCTGGTTTTTCTCTCCGCATGAATGCTGAAGACGACTACACCTTTATGGCAGGTGTCGGCGGTGGAGGAGGTGGCACCTCGTTCAGCGGCGTTAGTGGTGGCAACGGAGCGAGTTTGCCTGCTGCAAATGGCCTTGTGGGCGGGCAAACCGGCCCATCGACTGCTGGGCCGGGAGGAGTCTCGGACGCTGGAGATCCGACTGACCCGAGTTACAACCCCACTCCTACCAATGGCGGGAATGCTTCCAATGGCGCTTATCGCAGGTATAGCTCCGGTGGTGGTGGCGGCTGGGCTGGTGGTGGCGGCGGTCGTTCTGGCGGCGGGTCCGAAAACGAATGTGCTGGTGGTGGTGGCGGAGCTTCTTGGAACCGTCAAGTCGGCTTTGTCTTTGGCGATTTGTGGGAAGTGACTCAAGTAACCAGTGGTTACGACGCAAGCGCTCAGCAACAGCTTGCTTCCACTTCACTTGTAGATCGAAACACCAACTGGACAGATCTCGGAACAAAGACTGCGGGGACTAGGCAGATCAAAGATATTGCGACATGACCTAGCTCCTTTCGCCTAATCAAACGAACACCCCCCAACAAACCATGAAACGCTCCCCAAGAATTGCTGACGAAGACCTTCTCCTGATCAACCGGGATGGGGTGACTTACACCGTTACGGGGGACGTGCTCAAGGAGCAGCTGAGCAACATTGGGGGTGGCAACAATGCGTTGTCTCCAGGCCTGCCACCTTTCGCGGGCTATTCATCCATGGCGATGAACCTGACAGCATCTGACGGGAAATCAGAGTTTTCGTTGGATGGCGCTACTTTTGCCAGCACGTTGAGCGTACCAACAAGCACTTTTTACTATGTTCGATATACAGATGACATCT